AAATATGGAGAACATAATATGTCTTTTGCATCATTAAAGAAAAACCGTACGAACTCTTTTGATAAGTTGAACTCTCAACTACAATCAATGTCTAATCAAAAAATGTCCAAAGGTGACGACAACTACTGGAAACCAGAAGTCGATAAAGCTGGCAATGGCTACGCTGTACTTCGATTCCTACCTGCATCAGCAAACGAAGATATGCCTTTCGTTCGCTATTGGGATCATGGCTTTCAAGGGCCAGGTGGTTGGTACATCGAGAAGTCTCTAACAACTCTAAGTCAAGACGATCCAGTATCTGAGTATAACTCTCAGTTGTGGAACTCTGGTCATGACGAAGATAAAGAGATTGCTCGTAAGCAGAAACGCCGTCTTAGCTATGTAGCTAATGTAATGGTCGTATCTGACCCATCAAATCCTTCTCGTGAAGGTCAAGTTTATTTGTATAAATTTGGTAAGAAAATCTTCGACAAACTGAACGATGCTATGAATCCTCAGTTCGCTGATGAAGATCCAATCAACCCATTCGACTTTTGGGAAGGTGCTGACTTCAAACTGAAGATTCGTCAAGTAGAAGGCTATCGCAACTACGACAAATCTGAGTTTGCCACTCCTGCTCCAATTTCTAACACTGATGGTGAAGCACTGTCTGATGAAGATATGGAAGCAGTATGGAACAAACAGCACTCCCTAGCCGAGATTGTTGATCCTAAAAACTTCAAGTCTTATGCTGAACTTAAAGCGAAACTGCACAAAGTTCTGCAACTTGATGGCGGTTCACACGCACCCAGCACGACCGCTGAGGACAGCAATGCGGGGATGGCGTTTCAGCCAAACTTTAAAGAGCGAACTGCACCAGCAGCCGCTCAGGCTGAAGCCCCATCTCCAACCTCTTCAGAGTCAACGGATGACTCTCTTGATTTTTTCAAGAGTCTAGCTGAAGACTAGAAGAGACAAAACTCAATATATGGAGTTTATGGGGAGATGGAAGCCAAAAGCTGAAGTCTCCCCTTTTTATTACACAAAGTTAATGTTAAAGGGGTTGACTTTCTTTCTAGCAATGATATAATAGCTACATAAATTGAGATGAGAGAGAAAATTATGAGTAAAGTTTTTAAAGTTTTGAACAAAGATGTTAGCATTCGAATCAATCGAGATAACACTCCACCTGAGCGTTTTGAAGTTGCTATCAACAACGAAATCTTTACTTACGGTTACTTACCAGATGCTGTTGATAAAGTTAGAGAAGCCGCACCAGAGTTGATTGCTTTAAACTTAGTAGACATCATCAAAGAAAAAATCTGGTTCTAATGAAGATAAGTGATCGATTACTAAACTACTTCAACAAGAAGAAGTCAAAGAGTTCTGACAAGAACCACACACGATATCGCAATGATATCTGTAATCACTGGGACTTAGATTATGTTTCAGTTGAGGAACTTGAAGAACTTCTCAAGCAAGACAACATAGAAACTACACTGACTCGCAAGAAGAAGGATATTGATTAGGCTGACTGAGATATTGGTAAGTGACCAGCGTTTTGAAGAGAGTTTCCGCCACTATTGACGATGTTAAAAGTTGTACTGTTACCGCCAACATTTGTGCTATTCACTGTGTCTCCACCTTTAGCAACATTTACTTGATTACCACCACCGGCTATAACTGCTTGAGTTCCCGATGCCATGGTAGTAAGTTTAGCGTTACTAGCATTTCCTGAAGTAGGAACTATATTAGCATTCGAAGGAGATATATTAGATAAATTTCCAGAAACCTTTACTGAAGAGGGAGTTGCTGAAGATTTTTTAACACCATCTCTTCTTTCTTTCCTGCTTAACTTTCTAATATCGCTTTCATCTAGGTCTTCACCACTCATAACTGCATCAGCAATTTTTTCTAGTAGAGCCTCTCCCATGAAAGCGCCTGCTCCCATTCCAATAAATCCACCAATTGCAGTACCAACACCTGGGAATATTCCAGTTCCAAGTGCCGAACCAGCTAGTCCACCTAGTGCTACCCCACCAACAGTTCCTAATGCGCCTATAATCTGTTTTCTGACTTCATTCTCTGGCGCATCATTGTAAATAGCTAATAGTGGATCGATAAGTGCGGGTGCTACAGCTAAAGCTGGTCCTGCAAACTTAAAGAACTTCATATACTTAGCAACTTTAGCCATTCTGCCCTCTGCCTGCATTGCTCTTGCTACATCATCAGCACTAGCAAATCTACCAGTATTGGCATGAATCATTCTTCCTGCACTGTTGACTCTCATGCCGCTCGGCACACCGCCTGGTCTGACTGCTGGTGCTCTGCCTGGTCTACCACCTGGTCCTGCGGCTGGTCCGCTTACTACGCTTTTAACGAGATTTCCCGCTAATGCCGCACCACCGGTTACCATCTTGAGTGCGAGTTTAGCTGTTCCAGTGATTGCTTTCTTGAGTAGCATCGGCACAAAGAGTCCTAAGGCTGCCCCAACAGCGGCTACTACACCACCAAGAGTTCCTTTATCTATGCCAAATTTTTTCAGAGTTTCGTCTGATATTCCATCAACTAACTTCTTACCCAAAGCTCCCATAATTCCTGCAAAGAATAATGGAAGAATAGCCATTGGACCAAATAATAATCCACCGACAACAGCTAATATTCCGCCAACTTTAATCATTCCACCATATTTCTTTGCGGCTTCTTCACCGAATGCTTCAGTTATAACTCCATCAATAAGACCACCTACGAAATCTACTATGATTGGAGCTATAATTGCGATACCTAAACCTTTTGTGATGAACTTAGCGATACCGCCTAGTTCTATACCTTTAACTTTACCTGTTGCACCGCCAACACTTTCACTCAATCTTTCACGAATACTTGGCTTATTCTCGCCTGCAGATACAGCTTCACGCCTTTTTTCTGCCCTTGCTCTTCGTCTTTCAGCTAGTTCTTCAGCAGAGGTAGACCTAGTAAAGTCTAAATTATCTTGAAATGTAGCAAGCATTGAACTGAAGACGCCTTCATATCGAGGATCTTCCATTGGTTCAGGCGCAGGAGCAGGAGCAGGAGCAGGTTCTGGCTTATCGTTACCTATTTTACCTAATGCTTTCATCATCTCTTGATGACGGCTTTCTGCGGCTGCATCAATCCCCATTCGGATATTAGAGAGTTCGTTATCTGGTCCAGGCATTTACTTAGTCCTTAAATTTATTATCGATCCAACATTTTCCATAGTACAATATGCCCAACCAAACTGTGAACAGTATACCATCGAAATATGATAGGTTATTCCATGCTTCTAGTGGTGCTTCCATTTACTTTTTCTTTCCAAAGTTTTGTGTACCAAAGAATGCCGCTACGATACCGGCTACAGCGACAAAATATGTCGGTGCCATGCTTCCCAATGTCTTTTGTGCTTCGTCTAATCCTGCGAGAGATGCTAGAACAACAGCAAATGGATATAGCAACAAACCACCCAGAGCAAACCATGTCATATTACGCTGTGCATCACGCATAGCATCTGCATCTTCTAATTCTTTTCGTCTAAACTCAAGATATAGTGCTTCTTCTTGCTTAGATACTTGTCCATCACCATTTGTATCAGCAGGGTGAAATACTTCTGCTTTTGTTTCTTCACTCATCATTTGCTCCGTTATTGTTGTTGAGTCTTCTGCTCTTCTATGAAATCTAACAGCATATCTACATACAAATCTCTTTCATATGGCAGTAAACCTTCTATTTCCGTTATACTATATTTATGATGTTGAGCCATTGAGAAGATTGTTTTATAGTAATTTCCCAGACTGGTATGACTCAACATTAGAGAAAAAAAGTTTCAGTACCCTCTAATGTAACTTCTTTCTCATTACCATCACTGTTTATATACTTAGATTTAAAACTTAACTTAGGCATAGTCTCAAAGAACTTCTGAATAGCGTCAATCGTTCCACCAGGGAAAGATTCTATGAATGATGATATCTCTTCTTTAGTAAAATCTTCTAGCTTCTGAATCTCGTCACCATTAACCACAGACTCAATACAAGATATCATTACATTAAATAACGACTCTGTAGGATTCTCTACTACACCAAGAAACACGCTGACTTCATTAAGCCTTGGATATCGCATCATAAGATACATATCGTCTGTTATAGGTATTTCTC